GGCTCTGACCCCACTTTGATACCTGGTAATCCCCTATGGGGTTACCTGGTATCAACCACTAATACACGCGGGAGCGCACATCCACTCGTAAGACCTTTCGCGCGGTCTTCGACTCACGCAACAAAAGGTTTAAGGCTTGACAAGATTTTCGCCGCTCCCTACAATGCAATCAGCAACACCGAACCCTCCCTCACCTTCCTGAAAGGAACCGCAAGATGACTACTGAACTTTTCACCCCTTCTGAAACCGCCGCCGCCGTGGTTGAAACCGCAGAATCCCGCACGGTCTGGGCTGTCATTAGCACCAGCACCGAAGGTTACACCGACGTGACCTGTGTCTGCGCCACCGTTGAAGAAGCCATTTATCAGCGCAACGAGCAGTTCCTGGCCTTTCCGGAAGAAATACACGGCATCCGTTGCACCTTCATTCGCTCGCCAGGCATCCGTCGAATGTAACCCAGGATTCAGCTTCAAGCCCGGCGTGCCGGGCCTTGGGGATGCACCCTCCCTCCCTCCCCTTCCTGAAAGGAACCGCAAGATGAACACTCTTCTTCTCAACATCGGCCTGGCCATCGGCCACATCGAATCCGCAATTGAGCACCTGGACCCGCTCACCGCACTGCACGCCATCGGCGACCACCTGCCCAGCACCCAGGTCAAGGAATGGTACGTTCGTGTCCATCCTCTGACCGGCGAGAAGACCTTGGTTGTCCGGCTGGCGACGGCGATCGCCGGACCTAACACCCTTGAACCCTGCGTCTATGACCTGTGCAAGGCCACCCGCCAGGATTGCATTGCTGGCAAGCTGCTAACCTTCTCCCAGGGTATCCGCACCACTCACAAATTCCTGACCGGGCCGAAGGCTGCCAAGTATGGTGGCAAGTTTGATCCTACCTACTGGCTCAAGGTCACCTGCGACAACGCTCCCAAGCCGGCCGCCGAAACGCTGGCGAACCTGGTGGGCGAACGCACCCTAGGTGAATGGAAGCTCACCGGCTTCGTTCAAGGCTCACGGGATGTTGTGTGCTTCGAGCATGTTGCCGGGAATAATGTCCGCAGCGGCAACGCTTACCTGGAAATCAGCGAAGGTGTGAGCCTGGCCGACTACGACGGCACCCTGACGCTGCCCTTGGCCGTGATCACCCTGCTGCGCCAGGTCGGCGTCGAAGTTGATCGCGAATTCGAATAGCCCGGCGCCAGGATTCAGCCTCAAGCCTGGTACGCCAGGCTTGGGGATGCACCCTCAACTACCTACAGGAGATCACACAATGACACGCTTCGTCGTCACGCTTTACACCCCCGAGAATGGTGGAAAGACAATCCTGCCCTTCCCGACCGCCAGGACTGCCGCCCAGGCCGCCCTGCTGATCTATCGGGCAACAGCCGAACAACCGACCGCCGCCAGCCTGGATACCTTCATGCTTGGGCGTCACTGCACCAGGCTCGTCTGGTCGAACGCTTTGCGCACAATCCATATCGGAATCTACCGGGAAGGTTGAGTCATGCAATCCCTGACCCGCTGGCGCATCCGCTCCAACATCCAGACCCACGGCCTGCTCTGGGCCGTGCGTCACGAAACCGCACGAAACCGCCAAGCCGGGTGCTGCCCCGAGCGTGCCTTCGCCCTGGCCATGGCAAGCTGCACCGGTCGCTATCTGGCATCAAGCACTTGACAAACCGCTTGCCAGGCTTCATACTGGAACCTGGCAACACCCTTCCACCCACCACATCCTGAAAGGATAAGCACCATGACCCGAAACACCTGCCCCACCATCACCCCGGCTCACATCCAGGCCGCTGTCGAGACCATCAAGCGCAACCCGACCAAGTACATGCCGCCCTGGCCGTTGCCCACGACGCCGGGCCGCCGGGCTCAAGCAATCCTGGCCGCCGGCCGCGACGCCATCGCCGCCGCCCTCTTCGAACAGGTTCCTGGCGCCGCCTGGACCAACCTGACCAAGGCAATCCGTCGCGGCCATGCCGGGTGCAATACCGACTTTGCCGCGATCAACCGGGCCGGCGCCATCGCCATGGGGCTGACGAAATGAGACAAGCCCCCGCACTCGGCGCCAAGATTGCCGCTTTGCAGGCCGACATCTTCGAGACCCCGGTCGGCCTGCGTCAGTGCCTATCCTGGCGGCACGCCAGCCTGTTCGCCATCGAAGCTGACCTGGCACACCGGGAAGGTGCTTACCGCACCGCACGTTCCATGCTGCGCGAGGCAAAGGCCCGCTTCAAGGAGTTCAAGCAATGAGCCCGACCATCCGCCAGCAATTCGCCGCCTCCCTGCGGGCCGCATCCTCCCCGCAGAACTACACCGCATTCCTGCGGCGCCAGGGCTTCACGACCGAGCAGGTCAAGGCCATGGTGTCCCGCGCTTTCCCTGGAGCTATGAAATGAACCCGACCATCCAAGAGCTTGGACCCTTCGCATACCGCTGGCAGCACCCGGTCACCGGGCAAGTCGGCCGCATCGTCCGGACCCGCACCGAAGCGATCATCGACTGGACGCAGCGCTGTATCTACTGTCTGATTCATTCCTGAAAGGAACCCACACCATGAGCACAAAAATCCTGAACCGTTATAGCGGCGCCACCCTGTTGGAAGTTGAGGCGGATAACTTGACCGGTGCCAACCTGCGCAAGGCCGACCTGCGCAGTGCCGACCTGCGCAAGGCCGACCTGCTCGGTACCTACCTGCGCAATGCCGACCTGCGCAAGGCCGACCTGACCGGTGCCAACCTGACCGGTGCCAACCTGCGCCGGGCCGACCTGCGCAAGGCCAACCTGACCGATGCCGACCTGACCGGTGCCAACCTGACCGGTGCCAACCTGCGCCGGGCCGACCTGCGCAAGGCCGACCTGCTCGGTACCTACCTGCGCAAGGCCGACCTGCGCCGGGCCGACCTGCGCAAGGCCGACCTGACCGATGCCGACCTGACCGATGCCGACCTGACCGATGCCGACCTGACCGATGCCGACCTGACCGATGCCGACCTGACCGGTGCCAACCTGCTCGGTGCCAACCTGCGCAAGGCCGACCTGCGCAAGGCCGACCTGACCGGTGCCTACCTGACCGGTGCCTACCTGACCGGTGCTATCAAGGATTAGGATTCAGCCTCAAGCCCGGCGTGCCGGGTCTTGGGGATGCACCCTCACCAACTTACAGGAGAAACACCATGCACGCCAAAGTCACCACCTCCCCGGTCGCCGACCTCACCTATATCCGGACACAAATCGCCAGCCTGGGGCCGGATGTTCGCATCAAGCTGCGCGGCGCCAGCGACGAATCCAAGTGGCTCTCCCTCACCCCGGAACAGACCCAGGCCGTCGAGCAGGCCCTGCTGCCGGGCGCCGAGCCTGCCGACTTCAACCCGATCACCCTCTCGGTCACCTGCAATACGCCGGCCGAGGCACTGCTGCTCTGGTGCGCCCTGGGTAATCATCGCGGCGTCGCCATGATGATGGAGCCTGATTACCTGACACCCGAGCAGCAGGCCGGGGTCCGCAAACTTACGGAAGCTCGCTACAGGGGTCTCTACCCGGTCTGGAATACCCTGGACGAAGCCTTGAGGGCGGCCGGCATCATCACCTCTTGACATCAAGCGTTGAACCTGCCATACTGGAATCTCTCACCCACCTACCACCACGAAAGGATTGCACCATGAACACCCGATCCGCCACCTACCTGGGTCACCTGCCGAACGGTAACCCGGTGCAGGCTCACTCCGCCAACCGCCTGTATGCCGAGCACGGCGTCACGCTGCGCTACGTCGAATCCGCCGACGGCACCCGCTGTATGTGGGAAGCCTGCAAGAACGGCCAGGTCATCGCCGCCAACCCGTCCCATTCCGCCTGCGAACTGCTGGCCTGGGCTGCCGCTGCGGGGGCTTGAGCGATGACCAAGAACACCTGCACCTGCGAACACTGCGGTAACACCGGCGACCACAACGACCTCAACCCGGAGATTTGACCATGACGAAAATCGAACAAGCCCTGCGCCACGTGCAGAAGTTTCACCCGGAAGTCACCCATGTTTTCTACAGCCGTGAAGGTCGCTGGCTCTATTGCGACGACGCCTTCAACGCCCCCGAGTTCGATGATCGCATCGACATTGGCCTGCTCGAAGATGCCGCCGATGAGGCCGACTGGCCGAGCGTCTTCACTGCCCCGAAGGAGGATTGACCATGCTTGAATTCCGCACCGGCGACGGTGTTTATCACGACACCTTGAATGATGCCATTGCGCACGCCACTGCTGTCGAAGCCGCAAGGGGTGTCATTATCTCCATCGAATCCACTCAAGCCGCGACGCCGCGGGCTGGATTGACCGAAGGTGAGCGCTCCCTGTACCGCTGGCAGTATCACCAGACTGACGATTTCGAAGGGTGCCTATGGGATTGCATATCCCGCGCCGACTCGACCAACCTGGCCAACCTTGAGCGTGGTTTCCCGGAGCATCTGGAAGCCTATCGCCGGTACGCCAGGGAGTCGGGTTATTGGTCCGATCTCAAGTACAGGATCGAATCGGAATGAGAGTTAGACCATACCGTTACCCGAGGCCGAAGGTGCCGGCGCGCCTCCACATCCCGTGCCGGCAAGAACCGGCGCATTACATCGCCAGCTTCGACCGGCTGAACGATCTCAAGCCGGGCGTCGCTTTCGTCATCAGCGGGGTGCGCTATGCTTCCCTCTAAACCCTTGCGCCAGCGGTCGGCCGCCGAGCAGGCGGCGGCCGGCGTCATCATCCCGTACTGGCACCCGGCCGACCGTGACCACGAGCCAATCAACTGGCACCTGACCATGCCCAAGTTGCCGATGGAGAACCTGCGGCGCCTGGTCGTGCTGGCTCGGGTCGAGGCCGCCTCGAAAGAGCACCTGCGCAATCCGCTGGACAACCGGGGTGACAACCTCTACTACCCGGCGACGCCGAAGGAATGCGTGGCTTTCGCCAGGCACGCCTTGTTGAACAGGACCGGGCCGAAGCAGGCTCACATGACCAACGGCTACACGAATTCCTATGACAACCTGTTGAGCAAGATCGACCGCAAAGGTATCGATGTTGCCGACCGGCATTTGAATCTCAAACTGGCCGTGCTCAAGCTGATCGCAGAAACGTATCCCGAACTCACCCTGGAATGTGAAGATCAGGCATTCCACACCCGCCTCAAATTTGACCAACAGGAGAAGCCGCAATGACCACCGAAATCAAACTCTATCACTACATCTTCACCACCCTGCCCCGCCGGGTGCGCGAAGTTATGATCCACCTGTGCAAACATCCAACTGAGCGCAACACCTGCTATACGGCCGGCTACATCACGGCGGCGCGGGATTTGTTAAACCTCCCCAACGACAGCTATAACTACCTGCTCCCCCTCTGCGACACGATCCAGCATGACCCCGTTGTCGCCGCCAAAATCCGCAACCACCTGGAGAAACTGCAATGACCACCGAAAACAAACCCGCCCGCCGCCGCCTCACCACTCCCCCCAAGTTCGACCTGTGGGATCAGACCGAAGTCGAGAACGAGTTGCGCGGTTTCAACACCTTCATCTCTCTGATCCTCATCGTCGCCATGTGCCTAGGCCTGCTCGCCTTCTGCACATCGACCCACGCCTACGATTACTACGAGGCCGAGCGCCGCGCGGATGAGCGCCAGGCCGAAGCCGAGCGCCGGGCGGACGAGCGCCAGCGGGAAGCTGACCGCAGGGCGGACGACCGGGTGTTTTGGCAGAACGAAGAACGCAAGAGCCGGGAATACCTGTACCGGTACGAGACCATCCTGAACGACGGCGTGCGTCGCGACTATCCGCGCCGGGGGTGGTAAGCCATGATACTTTGGCCAATCACCAACAAGCGCCACCGGCGTCTAATCCAGGACCTCGAAGCCAAGTCTGGAGTGAAGTTCGCCTCGACCGGGCACACGAAGAACGGCCACCTGCGCCTGGTCCTGGACAACGGCGCCGTCGTGATCGCATCCGGCACAGGGTCTGACCACCGGGTGATGATGAACATCCTCGGGGATATTCGGAGGGCTTCGGCCCGCAACAGTGCTTGACCACCTGTCGAGCACCGGGTAGAATCCGCAACGCTCGTCCTCGAAAACAAGCACGGGCCATCGGGGAGACTGATCCCTCATCCGGTGGCCCACCACTTCCACACATCCGAGGACGATTCGAGGAGATGCAATGTCAGATAAATCCACAGGACCCAGTGCAGTGACCAACCTGCCGCTGGTGTTCCAGGTCGCCTTCGCACCCACCGTGCGCCAATCATCGGCGAACCGCACCTTCAACATCAAGACCCTCGCCGACATGATCGGCACCTACCCGCCGGTCGGGCAAGAGGTGGCCACCGCCCTCATCGAGAAGCACGGATTGATCCAAGGGACGATGGAGATAAAGCGGCTGGGTCCAGCCCTCTACTTCGGCCGCTACCCCGATGGCGCCCGCACCCGGACTGGTCAAAATATCGAAGCCTGTACTGCCATCGTGCTGGACTTCGACGGCCGGGCCGGCGACCGGGTGCATCGCGATGACCTGCTCGCCGCGTGCCGGGCGCGCAACCTCCAGGTCCTCATCCATGACAGCTTCAGCGCCGACGACAGCGGCCTGACCTACCGGGCCATCTTCCCCTGCGAAGAACTGGCCGTGGATTGCTATGCCTCCGCGGCCATGGCCCTCAAACAACTGCTTAGGATGGGACCCAAGACCATCCTGCCGCCGTCGCAGGGATACTTCTTCCAGGCGCGGCCCGGCCGCAAGCCGAATGTCCAGGCGTTGTTCGGCCGCCCGGTGGATCAGGTGCTCGACTTCACCAGCCTCGAAGCGATCGCCGATTCCGTCGCCCCCGCTGGCCAGGGTCAGACCGGCAACTATGACCTGCTGGATGCGATGGACCATACCTTCGACGACGCCGGCAAGGAACTGTTTGCGCGCTGCCTGACGGTGATCGAGCCCTGGTCTGAAGACCGTGGGCATTGGATTGGGATCATCGGCGCTGGCCTGCGCGGCTGGGGGCTGACGCCGCAGAAGCTGGCGAACCTGGATACGCTGACCGAGGCCGAGCGGGGAATCATCACCCGGCTGGATGCCTGGTCCAAGAACGAGCACCCGCCGACCGGCGCCCTCAAGAAATACTCCCCGAACTGTGTGGTCATCGAAGGGCGCAAGCTGTTTAGCTTGGCCGCCAAGAAGCTGGGCTTGGCCGGCGTGGTCAGGAAGGCGCACGAGTCCAGTCCGGAGGGTATCGGTGTTCTGCTCGAAGGCGAACCGATACTCAACTCCCTGGCCGAGCGCCTGCTCGGGCAGAAGCAGGCACCGAACCTGGTGGTTGTCGATCCCGGCGAACTAGTCGAGGCGATCACCGAACGCCAGGCCAACAAGCAAAAGCACCTGGCCCTGGCCGAGCGCCAGGCGAAAGTCATCCACAACATGCCGTCTTGCTTCGGCAAGATGCGCGACGTGATAATCGAGTTCGCCACGCGGGGCGACATCAAGACCCACAAGGAGTTGAACGAGGGGTACGAGTTCAAGCTGGACCCCATCATGGCCATCCTCTCCGTCGCGCAGATGTACTCGGTGATCCTGGGGGGCCGGGTCTGGGTGCATCAGCGCAAGCGGCATGATCCGACCGGGCTGAACCTCTACGTCCTGGGGATTGCCCCGTCGGGTGGTGGCAAAACCACACGTCTCGACTGGATCAAGCGCATCATGCGCCTCACCCCCTATGGGCCGAGCGTCATCGGCAACATGAGCTTTTCCATCGGCGGGTTCTGGCCGGCGACATACGAGCGTGCAGGGTACAACGTGCTCCAACTCACCGACGAAGGCAAGAACCTGATCGATACTCACACCGGGAACATCGGCGCCAACCTGGCCACGCTGCACAACTCCCTTCTCACCGCCTATTCGCAGAGCCACGAGGGTGGCATCCTGAATCCCCCGCTTTACTCGACGGGTGGAAAGATGGTCGGCAATGCCTTCAGTGACGTGCTCGAACCGCATCTGAACATCCACGCCATCGGCACCGCTGAACTGACCGAGATCGTGGCCAAGCCGGAGTTCCTGGCCAATGGTTTCAGCGCGCGCTTCATCGTCAGGATTGAGCCCGAGACCGACGCGCCGACCAAGGAATCCCGGATGAGGCACATCGGGCAGTCGGCCTTCGATGACTTCGAAGAGATCACCGGCGGCGAGGAAGGCAACGTGCTGGGCAATGCCGCCGCCGACTTCGCCTCCCACCTGAACGACCTGGATATTCAACTCGAAGCACTTGGCCGCGGGCGCGGGCTGTCCGGAATGCTTGCCGAGATCGAAGCCTTGTCCGGTGAGGAAGCCGACCTGGTGACCATGTACAAGCAGGCGGCGAAGGAGCGCCAGGCGGTCGAGCGCCGCAACCAGTACATCGGTTTCGGGAACGAGGTGGTGGAAATCCTGGCCGAGGCCGAGACCTTCTTCGATCCCTACGTCAGGGAGAACGCTCTGCTCGATTCCGTGCGGATGCGCGAAGTGGAGAAGCTGACCAAGCTGGCTGCCATCTTCACCCTTGGCCGGGACCCGAGCGCCAAGCGTATCGATCCGGACATCACCCACTACTTGATGGAGGTGATCCAGTTGGCACAGCTTGACTGGATCACGAAGCGCAACGACGGGCCGCCGGTCAATGTGCGCTGGGCCAACGACTACGAGGCGCTGCGCCGTGAAGTCCTGCCTGGCGGCAAGCTGTTCGAATGCCAGGATGTTCAGGGTGTCCCGCGTCGCGAGCTTGAGAATGCCAACCGTGCCTGGCGCCGGCTCATCGCCGACACCCTACTCATGGATGACGACCTCAAGGGTAACCGCGGCGTCGCGAAAGGGGTGATGGCTGACCTGGGTGTCACCGCCGAGAAGATCGGCAACGGGATGTTCTACAAACTGGTGAAGAGATGACAACCGAAACCGAAACCCAAGACCTGACGTTCGACCAACTTTATTTGAACGCCCCGCTGGTGAGCACCGAAGACCAGGAGCGCGCGATCAGGGTAATGCGTGCCGAGTCCAGCCTGCTACTCAGCCAGCAGGCCGAGGTGTTCTGCCGGGAGATCGTGCTGCACGGGCGCCTGCCGACCCGGGCCTATGAGATCGCCTTCGCCGTGCAGGACATGGAGCTTGGGACATGGGTGGTTCCCGACAATCCAAGCTGGAACGCGAGCAAGCTGTTGCGCACGCCAGAGGTGGTCGGCCGCATCAAGGAGATCAGGGATGAGATGGTGTCCTGGGGTGGGCGCATCGAGCGGGAAGAGATCATCAACTCGCTTCGCTCCATCCTGCTGGACCCGGACAGCAAGGCCTCAGACAAGCTGGGCGCCAGCAAGCAACTATCCCAGCTTGAAGCGTTCGAGAAGGCGCCTGACGCCCAGGTCGGCGGCACCCTGGTCATCCAGCTACCGTTCGCCCCGAACCAGTTGAAGAACATCGGAAGCGGATCAATCATTGACAGCGAAGCCAAGACGCTGTAGAATCAAACCTTCACAATCTGACAGGAGAAAAAGTCATGTTTGCAATCGGAGTGGGTGTCATCCTCGTTGCCTTCGCCATCGGCATCAAGCTGGGTGACCCCGGGCCGCGGTTAAATTTGGCCGATCACGTGACACGCTGGGGTATTTTCGCCGGCACCGTCTTGTGCGGCGCGTCGATCCTGCAATGGCTGTGGCGGGTGATGCCATGATGACATTAGGAATCAACCTGATCATCTTAGGTTGGCTGGTCATCGTTGCATTTGGACTCCGCGGAGAACGGACCAACGGCGACATATTCGGCGCAGCACTTATCGGGGCAGGAGTTTCAACCTGCCTGCACGCTATTGTGGGAATGATGCCATGAAGATGCTCATCACCGGCCTGACCCTCATCCTTGTGGGTCGCCTCGCCATTCGCATGTTCGGCGGCCCGCACGGTGGCGAAGCATACGTCGCCGATATTTTCGGATCGCTCGCCATCGGTGTGGGTATCGGCACCTGCCTGGTCGCTGTGAGTGGGGTGCTATGAATCTGCTCGCCCCCGGCCAATACCAAGTCTTCCTGCACTACTGGTCCCGCGCCGGCCTGGATTTCACCGTGCTCGATGGTCCACACGCGGGGGAACGCCACGTCCTGCACACCTTCCCGCGCCATGTCACCGAGATGGTGATCGCCCTGACCCGTTGGGGAGGGAAGGTGGCCGACGTGTCCAGGCACCAGGTCATCATCTCCGTCGGGCTCAAGATCAAGGGTGAATTTGCTTTCAACACCCTGGCCAGGATCAGTCCAACTGAAACGCTGATCCCCTTCGAGTCTGGTGTGCCGACGCTGGCCGAGTTGAAGGAGCTTCCGATCGCAACTTTTGAGGAACTTGGGGATGCTGCGGCTTAGGCCCTACCAGGAGCAGATGGTCGAACTGACCAAGCAACACCTGATCGATTATCCGGAAGCGATGCCCACCATCGTGGTGCCGACGGGTGGCGGCAAGTCGTTGATCTCTGCCGCCCTGGCCACCCACTATGCCAAGGCCGGCAACGTGCTGATCGTCACCTTCCGCAAGGAACTGGTGGCCCAGACCGCCAAGGAAATGCCCGAGCACTTGAATGTGTCGGTATTCAGCGCCGGCATTGGCCGCAAGGAAACCAAAGGTCCCATCATCGTGGCCGGGATTCAGTCCATCCGGAAGCACTGGAACAGGTTGCCCACGATCCGCACAATGCTGATCGACGAGGCCCATTGGGGGAACGCCACCTACGTGGAATTCATCACCCGACTGCGCAAGGTGTCCCCGGGCATGCGGGTGATCAGCATGACTGCCACCCCGTTTGACGGGCGTGGGGTCCATCTGCACATGCTCAAGGCACCAATCACTACCGGTGTCTGTGCCCAGGTCCAGATGGGCGAACTGTTGCGCGACGGATACCTATGCAACGTGGTCAGCTACAACCCGCCGACCCGTCTCGATGTCAGCCAGGTCGGGATCGACAACAAGACCGGCGACTACAAGCCGGGTGAGTTGCAGGCCGCGGTCGATCTCGATGACCTGAATGCCAAGGTTGCCGACGACATCATCCGGATATTCGCCGAGCGCAACAGCATCCTGGTGTTTGCGTCAGGGGTCAAACACGCCGAGCACCTGGGCGCCCTGCTGCCAGGTTCTGCCGTGATGCTTGGGAGCACGCCCAAGAAGGAGCGCGACACCATCGTCAGCGATTTCAGGGCGGGGAGGATACGCTACCTGGTGGCGGTCGATACCCTGCTCGTCGGGTTTGATGCGCCGTGCGCCGACGGGCTGGCCATGGTACGTCCGACCAAGAGCCCGCTGGTCTATGTGCAGGCGGTTGGCCGGATCATGCGCATCTTCCCGGGCAAGAAGGATGCTCTGCTCTGCGATTTCGTCGGCGTCGTGGATGACATGGGGCCGGTCGATGAGGTGTGCGGGCACCCGCCGCGCACGAGCGACGGCGACGCCCCGACCAAGGTCTGTGACGTTTGCTTCACGATCGTGTTCTGCGGCACCAGGAAATGCCCGGTGTGCGGCGAAGAGTTTCCCCCACCCCTGGCTGGTGAGCGCATCTACGATCCGCGGACAGGGCAACTCGTTGTCTCCGGCGTCATCACAGATGAGAACGGTTTGCGTTGGTATCCGGTAGAGAACGTCACCTACAACCTGCGTGTCACCCACGCCGGCAGCCAGGCCCTCGTCGCGAACTACTATTCCCCGGGGCGCAAGAACCCGGTCGCCGAGGATTACTATCTCCTGTTCGACCACCGGCCCAGCGTGTCACAGCGGGCGATGGCGATGTGGGCAAAGCGTGCCCTGATCCCGGGGTTGCCGCAGAATCCCCAGGATGCGCTGGCGCGTGCCGAGCTTGGGGGAATGCGTGTCCCGCGGATGGTCGCGCTCAAGACGGGCTCGAGATTTCCCGTCGCCTACAAGAAATAAACGCTTGACGAACATCCAGTCAGTATGTGATAATCCATTCCATCAACTCATAACAGGAGAAACCGCATGACCGAGAACCAGATCAGCCGTATTGCTGCGATCATTGCCACCTACGATGTGCGTGATCCGCGCAATGCTCTCGACGCCATCGCCGAAGTCATCAATGGTGGTGCCGCCCAAAGTGCGCAGAGCCCGAAGGTCGGCACCACCAAGGATGCCGTCGAAAAGATCATCGCCGACTTGCGCAAGGATACGAAGGTGGCCACCCCACACGAAGACGAGCCGGTTTTCACGGCCCGGATTTTCGATTGTCCGGACAGCCCTGGTCCGCTCAAGTGCAAGGTCGCCGTCGAGTTCTGCCGGGAGCACATTCAGCCGCGCCACATCATCGCCCTCAACAGTACGATGCATGACTTCTGCAACGAGATGGGGGATATGGAATGAACGAGCAAGCTATCAACGGGTACGACACCCCCGCCCAGGACGAACCCAAGCAATTCTACGTCAATGCCGACGAAAACGGCTTCGTCGAGGTGTGTTTGACCAAGGATATGGATTTCCTCATCCGCACCTATGTGGGCCTGGGGGATTTCATCCGGCACCACCTGGTCGATCAGGAAACCAAGGAGTCACTTTCCTTGCCGAAGTTCTTCCAGGGTCTTCTCGATCTTTCCGTGAAGCTCGACGCGATCGCCCAGGCCAGGGCCAACGACAACACCACGCCCCCGGAGGCAGCATGAAAAATAAGGAACCCACGCCGGGGAGCCGGCGCCAGATGGAGTACGTGGCCCGGCTTCAAGCCAAGGGTTACGCCCGCCTGACCGCGGTCTTCGTTCCCAAGTCGCTGATCCCCGAGATTCGCCAGATGATCAAGGATCGTGTGGCAGCCTGGGAACGCGACGTGGCCAAGGCCCTCTAACCTTTTCATCCATTCCATCTTAGGAGCAACACAATGCGCGGAACACCTGACGTTGGCGGCATCTTTCCCCTCTCGGTCGAACCGGCCGAAGGGTACGGTGTCGATCCCCTTACCCGTAGCGGCCAAGTGGTCATCACCCACACCAACCGCAAGTTCATCCAGGTGCTCGACGACGGTCACCGGTTCGTGAGCGATCGCAAGGAAGCGACCCGCTTCGACAACTTCAACCGGGCCAGCCTGGTCGCCGCCGACCTGATCGAGCAGGAGAAGCGCAAGCGCGGAAAGGAAGTCGAACTCGTCGATTAAGGGTCGTGAAGCCCTGAGAGAGCGGTTTCCCGGGTGAGCCGCACCAAATCACCCGGACCATTTCATTCAACAGGAGAAATACCCATGAAGCTGAAACTTCGCGTGGATGGTTCCACGACGGCATCTGAACTGCGCCTGCTTGGTGCCCTCTTCACCGGTCTTGCCGAGCAATACGAGCCGTGCTTGTCCGCGCCGGTCGATGAGGCTGAAGTCGCCTTCGTCGCAATCCCGCCGGTCAACGACACCATGCAGCAACTGATCACCGGCGAGATTGGTCGGGTCAATGGTGTCACCTTCGTCGAGCCGGTCGATGCCCACTCGTCCGGCCCGCAGTTCGACAAGCCCAAGCGTACCCGCCGCACCAGGGCCGAGATCGAGGCAGACCGGTTGGCGGAAGAAAACTCCAAGGTTGCTGCTGCCGAAGCTGCGGCACAGGCCAGCAACGAAGCGGCACTCGCGGAGATCGAGGCAGCCAAGTCGGAGGTTGCACCCGAGCCGGACCCTACCTTCACCCCTGCACCTACCCAGCCTGCCCCTGCGACGCAACCTGCGACAGCAAACGGTGCTACGGAATCCCCTTCTGACACCAAGACCTACACCCCGGCCGAGGTCCAGAAGATCGCCGTGGCTACCGCCGGCCGCTTCGGTCCCGAGAAGGTGAAAGCGATCATCGCCCAATATCCCGGCGCCGCCAGGATTGCCGACATCCCGGTCGGTGAGTTGGCCGGCTTCGTCGCCAAGCTGAATGCGGTGTCCTGATGAACACCGGTATCCTTGGCCACGCGGAGATCGCGGAACTGCTGGATGCCGGCGTCGTGGAGGGCGGGCAGTACATCAACATCAACCCCGCCAGCCTCAACGTCACGCTCGGTGACACCTTCCTTGCCGAGATGCGGCACCCGCACAATCACGGTGGCTTCCACCACATCTGTGACTTCAGCAAGCGCGCAGAGTACGGGATGACGCCGCAGTTCAGCACCTTCAAGGGGGGAATCATCCTCGACCCGGGCGCGTTCTGCCTCGCCAGCCTCAAGGAAAAGCTGAACCTGCCGCCTGACATCTGCTGCGATGTGATGCTGCGCTCTTCGGCTGCCCGGATGGGCATCCAACACCTGCTAGCAGGGTGGGGTGATCCGGGTTACAGCGGCCACCTGACGCTCGAACTGAAGAACGAGTTGCGCTATCACGCCATCCGCCTGCGGGAGGGTGACTGCATCGTGCAGCTTCGCTTCCACCGCATCAAGGAACTGGCCGACGAGCACACCTACGCGGCCAAGTCCGGCAAGTACAGCGGCGACGTTGGCCCGCAGGGAGCACGGTGATGAAACCTGTAATCTTCTGCGCCGATTGCTGGTGGTCGCAACCCGATGACTATTCAAAATGGAAGCTGAACTGCCACCATCCTGAAGTGAATCGCAAGGATGCTTGGTCTCTGTCAGCACCGGAGGGTCGCACCCACGGCGCCGAATGCAACGCCGAGCGCAAGAAGGTGTGGTTCGCTGCGTGCGGCAGGCAGGGCAAACTGTTCGAAGGTCGGACCTGGCAGATTACCCCATATGCACCAGAACCGAGGAAACCATGAGCGAGCACGCCAAACTATCCCCGTCCGCCAGCGAGCGCTGGTTGATCTGCGCCGTGGCGCCTGTGCGTGAGCAGGCTTTCCCGGACACCACCAACGATGCCGCCGAGTGGGGCACCGCGGCGCACGCCATGGCCGAGTTCTGCCTGACCAACGAGATGGATGCTGTCAATGCACCCGATGCCGAATCCTGGATCAAGTACGATGGCCAGGAGATGCGCGAGTGCGTGCAGCACTATCTCGACTTCGTGCGCTCGAAGCTGACCCCGACGAGCACCCTCTTCGTCGAGCAGCGCCTGGCAATCCTGCCCGAGTTCGACATCTTCGGGACGGCCGATGCGGTCATCGTCGATGGCCACACCCTTCACGTCCTGGATTTGAAGGGTGGCAAGGGTGTCCTGGTTGAAGCCGACGACAACTCCCAACTCAGCCTCTATGGCTGGGGTGCGCTCGACAGTTTGTCCTGGCTGGCAAGCGAAGACATCCAGTTCATCGAGGTGTCGATCGTCCAACCGCGGCGTGCCAACGTGGTCAGCAAGACTTTCACCGCGGCCGAGCTTGTTGCCTGGATGGATGCCAACAGGGAACGGGCTGCCCGGGCCTACAAGGCGCTCGCCACCGATCCGGCCACACCTGGTGCCCACTGTCGTTGGTGTCGCGCCAGGAACGTGTGCAAGGAGCGTGCTGAGTACAATCTTGCGACCGCCGGCCTCGACTTCTCGGATGAATGCAGCCCGCTCGATCCGAGCCAGCTTACCGAGGAACAGCTTGTCTCCATCTTCCTGCGCCTGCCGACCCTGGAAAAGTGGATCAAGGATGTCGAGTCTCACGTCGCCACCCTGGCCCACGACCACAAGGTCACCGGGCTCAAGTGGGTTTCCGGTCGCCTGACCCGCAAGGTCGTCGATATGGTGCGCGCCGTGTGCATCCTGCGCGGTGTCGGCATCGAGCCAATGGCCGAGCCCAAGATGCTGGGCATCACCGAGATCGAGAAGATGGTGAAGGCCAAGGGTCTCAAGGTCGGCGAACTGCTGGGCAACGCACTCGAGGTTGTCGCCGGCAACCCGGTCCTGGTCAGCGAGGAAGACAAGCGGCCGGAGTTCATCCCGGCGGCCCACGACTTTGCCGAGGAACTTGGGCAATGAGGCGCACCATCCTGTCCAACATGACCGACGAGGAACTGTTGCGGGAGGTGGAAATCCGCAACGTCCTCGACCCCCTGGTCGATCCCCTGGTCCTCGAACTAGGCGCCAGGCTGGAAGCGCTGTTGCCGAAAACCCAACCACCCACCGCGGTGATCCGCAGCTTCCTGCAAGAAAGAATGCAAGGTAAGGCTTGACATCAAGCACTTCACCCTGTACCATGTAGTCTCAGTCAAACAAGTCATCATAGGAGCAAGTCAATGAGCACCAAGTTCAAAACCGAGAAGGTCCGCCTTTCCTACGCCCAGAACATGTACGAGGCGAAAGCCAACGACAAGGGTGAGATGAAGTTCGGCGTCACCCTTCTCATCCCGAAGACCGATCAGGTTACGATCGACCGCATGAAGCTCGCCGCCGAAACGGTCAAGCGGACCAAGCAGCCGGGCAAGGATGACGCCTTCTACAAGGCGTGGCCGCGCACCATCCACGACGGCGACGGCACCAAGCCGAGCACCGGCGAAGCCTATGGTCCCGAGTGCAAGGGGCACTGGGTCGTTGCCGTTTCGGGCAACGAGAAGCCCGGAATCCTCAGCCTCGTCCCTGGTTTCAATCCGACCACGGACAAGGCGAACAGCGGAGATTACGCGAAGGTCAGCCTCACGGCATTCTGGTTCGACACCGGCACCAACAAGGGTGTCACGTTCGGCCTGAACAACGTGCTGCTGCTCGAGCGCGGCGAACGCATCGACGGGCGCACCTCTGCGGCCGACGACTTCGCCGAAGAAATCGGGGACGCTTTCTAAGAAATCCGAACCTAGTAGCCGCGAACGGGGGCGAGCCCTAGTAGCTGTGAAGCGGGAGGATTGCCGAGAACCGAAGGCTCTGCGGTGACAGCCGGGAAAGACCGGCACCCCCTCACATCAACAGGAGAAACTGATGTACAGGATCAAGTTCAACCCCCACACCTGCGCGTGGGAAGTTCAGCTTCTGCGCTTTGGATTCTGGTGGGTGACAATCAAGACCCCGCGCCTCGCCGAACTGCTTGACGCCAAAGAGTTCTGCATTGTGACCGGCCTGACCGAGCACTACCGCGAGCAGAAGCCGTTCAACCACATGCCGGGCACCAGTGTCGAGGCGGAACTGCAATGACCACTGAAGTCAAACCGGCGCGGAAGCGCGCTCTGCGCGAGATTGCAGAAGAAACACCAGATATCAACTATGAACTGAAAATGGTTCTGATTGATCGTGTGGAACTAAAGAAACTGCGCCAGCAGGTTGCCGCCAAGGATAAGGCGATTGCCAAAAAGGATGGCTTGCTCGAACGCGCATCCGAAGCCCTCGGTCGGTTCTGTAGCGATGAAGGCTGGGGTCAGGAAGATATGGACACGATGGACAGCATTGACGCACATCTGGAAAGGAGATCGAAGTGACCGTGAGACTACTCTTCATGCTTTGCATTATGTTTTTGGCAGGGTGTGTGTTTGCTATCAACGCGGCAGCCCTGCTTCCGATCAATCCCAGCTATGAGCCGAAGGCGTGGAAGTGCTTCGCCTCTCTGTTTTTTGCCTGTTGGGAAGTTGTTTTATACAAGATCATGGAGGCGAAATGAACTTCGCCCAAATGCTCGCAATGAATGTCACCCCGCTGTACGACAGTGGTGACCAGACCCTCGAGAACGCCGGCAACCAGAAACGCCGCGAAGCGTCCAGGGCAAGGATTGAATCAGTCCTGCCGGACGGTGTGTGGATGCCTGGGCCCGAGATCGCCCGGGCGCTCGGAACCTCGCTCGACAGCATGAACAAGACCTTGCGTGGCTTCGGTGCTCGCGGCGAGATGGTGAGCCGGGTGATCGAAGGGACCAAGAAGAACCTGGAATGGAAATGGAAATAATGGACAAAGACCTGCGCACCTTGCTGACCGAGTTCATCAAGGACCCAAAACCCACCGCCCCGGACAAACTGGTCGAGCATCGGCTGATTTATGCTGGCGGGCGCAATGGCGAATGGACCCTGACCGAAGCCGGCCGCCACCTGCTCGGATTGCCGGAAGATTGGGCTTTCAACAGATTCGGCATAGTCGTCCAACCCGACCACATTGCCGCACAGAAACGGCTGAACGAGCTTGCGAACAAGATCACCGGGATTCCTGACATGGTGAATCAACCACCCCACTACACGGCCGGCGGCATCGAGTGTATCGACGCCATCCGTGCGGCGCTGACGCCCGATGAATTTCGCGGCTTCTGCAAAGGCAATGCGATCAAGTACGCATGGCGTGAGAAGCTGAAAGGTGGTGATGAAGACCTGAAGAAGGCCGCGTGGTATCTGGCAAAAGTGGTCAAATGACCAACGAACTGGCGACGCACGCGCCGCAATCATCGAAGGTCTGCAACGTGTCAAGGAGGCACTGAAAAAATGAGCATCATCGACGATATGTTATCCAAAGAATTCAACCTCGGCCTCAAGGCTGGGCTTGAGAAGTCCGCCAAGGAAATCGAAGAGCTAAAGCGGCGGGTGAGAATCCTCGAACTCAAGGATATGCCGCTGCATCCCTTGCACACCCGGAAGTGGATCGAAGCGTTTCTGGACAACGGTTATTCTCTTGACGAGATCACCAGCCGGCAGACCGGCCGTAGCACGGTGCAGGCACTGCGCAACATTGCTTGGCTGATCGAGAATCCCGGAAAGGTGTTGAAGGTGGAAGATCACTTTGGCACCACCGCTGCCAGCCGCAACCTGCTGGCCATGATGCGCCAAATGGTTATGGATATGGAACTCAAGCACATCCACTTCAACCGCAGCGACAACACCGCCATTTTCGAGAACCGCGAGCGCAAGGCGTGATCACCGCCAACGAACCCGTCGTCTTCGACATCGAGTTGATGGGCAAGGGTAATGACATCTTCTTTTTCTTCGGCGCCAGGCATTTGCCCAGCGGTAAGACCATCCAGCTTGAAGGTAACGACCACGAAACCCTGGTGAAGCTGAACGCCTTGTTGCGCAATCCGCGCTACCTGTGGGTCTCCTTCAACGGGATCAAGTTCGATGCGCCGATCCTGGCCGCGGTCGCCGGCGGGCGCCCGCTCGCCGAAGTCAAGCGCATGGCCAACACCATCATCGAAGAGAACAAGCCGGCCTGGATGTCCTATCGCGACTTCAAGCTGGAACCCTTGGAAATTGACCACATCGACCTGATCGAGGTCGCCCCAGGGGTGATGATCAACCTCAAACTGTACGCCGCCAGGATGGGCCTGAAATCCATCTGCGACCTGCCGTTCGCCCACGACGCCCACCTCGACGCCGACCAACGCAAGATGGTCAAGGAATACTGCATGAACGGTGACCTGGTGGCCACGGCGAGCCTGTTCAAATCCTTGCAGGGTGCGCTGGAACTGCGCGAGCAGATGAGCCAGGTGTATCTGATCGACTTGCGCAGCAAGTCCGACGCCCAGGTTGCCGAGACCGTACTGTCCAAGGTGCTGGGCATCCGCGGCGCCGTCGATATGCCGACCGGCGTGCGCTACACGGCACCCCCTTTCATCCAGCCTCGCAATCCAATCGTCGTCGAGATGGAAGAGCGCGCCGAACGCTTCGTCTTCAAGATGAATCCCGGCAACGGCGCCATCGAACTACCACCCTTCCTCGAGCAACCTATCGTGATCGGCAAGGGTCGCTACCAGATGGGGATCGGTGGCCTGCACTCGCAGCACGATCGTCAGCAACACTGGATCGCCAACGACCGGTTGGAGATCAGCGACTTTGATGTGGCCAGCTTCTACCCCAACATCATCCTGAATGCCGGCCTGGTGCCGCGCGGCCTGGGCCATGCCTTCATCGAGCAGTACCGCAAAATCCTGGATGAGCGGTTGGAGGCGAAGCGGACCGAGAACAAGATCAAGGACGGCGCCATGAAGATCATGTTGAACGGGACCTTTGGGAAGCTCGGCTCCATGTTCAGCAAGCTCTACGCCCCTGACCTCATGCTCGCCACCACCCTCACCGGCCAGTTCTACCTGATCGGGCTCATCGAGATGATCATCGAGAGCGGTGGTCATGTGGTGTCAGCCAACACGGATGGTGTGTGCGTTGCCGCGGCGCCGGAGGTGATGGCTTCAATCCGGGATGCGGTCTCCATCTACGGCTTCCTGACCAACTTCGAATTCGAGGAAACCCGGTATCGCACCATCGCGATCAAGGATGTCAATAACTACCTGGCCGTGAAGCTGAACGGTGACATCAAAGCCAAGGGTATCTACGCCACCGGCGGCCTGATGAAAAATCCGACCAACGAGGTCTGCACCCTGGCGGCCCAGGCGTATCTGGCGACAGGGCGCTCGGTGGCCAGCTTCATCAACGAACACTTGACTGTGGATAACTTCGCCGACTTCACACAGAGCCGCGCGGTCACCGGCGGCGCCGTCTTCTACACCGACATCCGGGAAGTGGATGACTGGATCAACCTCGAGCGCGGAGCCTGGTATCGCCAGGCGTGGTACGACATGGGCAAGGAGCGCAAGCCGCTGAAGCGTGTCAGCCGGCCGGCGCCGGTGATGTCAGGCGACAAGCCTGTGTTCCTGGGCCGGGTCGCCCGGTGGTACTACTCGCTCGATGAGCGGCGCTCGATCCACTACGTCAATAACGACAACAAGGTGCCGAAGGCAAACGCCAGCACCGCCTGCATGACGCTGCCCGACTCGATCCCGGCGGACCTGGATGTCGGGCGCTACATTGAAGAGACCAAGAACAACTTGCGCAACATGGGGGTTGCGGTTTGATCTGATCACTCGGCGCCCCATCCGACCAACTCACTAAAGCTAGGAGGAATCGGGCTGTGGGAAAACAGCGGGGCGCCGACCCTACCCTTTCACCCTGCGAATCTCATCCCGCAACTTGATCAGCTTTTCGTCGATCTTGGCGTTGGTCGCATTGACCTTCTCCACGTCAGAGTTGGCGCGCAGCTTGACCCGCTGCTTGCGCAACTCGGCTTCCTCGCGGAGCAGGCTGTCGATCCTGGACTTGAGCCTGATTTCCGGATGCTCGGCCAGCAGTTCTGCCGCGCGTTCGCGCTCGCCAGCCTTCAACATCTGCTTGTGCTCGTAGTCCAGCGCATTGATTTGCTCCTTGTCGGCGTAGATTTGCGCCTTCACGTTACCCGGTTCATTGACGTTGCCGTAGAGGCGGCCGACAACCGGCACCCGATACCATGGCGTCTCTTCCTGCGGCGTGCCGGTGGCTGCGTTGATCGCCGTGGCGACACTCTGGGCACCCTTGGATACCTCGCGACCAAGGCCGCCGGTGATCTGCCCAAGGGTGTAATCAACCTGGTCGGGCGTCGGGCTGAGTGCGCCGATACCAAACTCCCCTCCACCACTGAGGAAGTTGATCCCATAGGCCAGCTTCTTCGACAGACCGGTGGCACCTTCCTTGGCCCGGGTCCAGCCAGGTGTCGGCTTGCTCTTGTCGATGTCTTCCTTGGCGATCGGCCGGTTGAAGGCGTCACGGTTCTGAAGCAGTCCAACAATCGGGTCGGCGATGGCCGGCATGATGGTCTGGATGAAGTTGCCGGCGCCACCCAGCGGGTTGAATCCCTCGATGGGTTGCATCAGGATGTTGCCCATGTGCTTCAGGCGATTGCCAGGACGGAAGACCATATCCGCACCTTCGCGCCCCATGTTGAACGGAACGTTCATCCCGAGCGCCATCGGGATTTTCACGAAACCACCGTCAGGCATCGGAATGATGAAGGCGCGATTCTTGTCAGCATCCGGGATTTCGTCGTCATCGTAGCCCATGAGCAACAGGGCCTGCAACATCCCGAGCGCCGGCAGTGCCGACAACAACTTCCATCCCAGCGGGGTGACCGTCGTCACCTGCTTCTTGTAGCTTCCACCCTGACCGTCCGGAACGTCGATGATCTTCTTGTTGAAGATGGTTTCTGCCAGGCGTGCGCTACCCTGGGCGGCGGCGTTGAAGAACGGGAACAGGGCGCCGGCCCGCGCCGACCATTGACCCTTGCGGTTGAAATTGACCGAGATACCCTTCGAGATGTTGGCAGCCAGGGCGCTCGCTTCCGCATCCGTCTTACCTGCGGCGACGAACTTCTCGTAGGCACCCTTGAATGCGGCGGTGCGCGTGGCGAGTTCGGCCGCGGTGTTCAGGTTGGCGATCCGCACGGAGATGGCGCCGATGACTTTGCCGACACGATCCTTGGACTCACCCTCGATGGCGGCAGTGGTCCATTCCTGGGCCGCGGTCAGCTTTTCGCGGACGTTGCTCAAAGCGTCGGTGGCCTCGATGGCTGCGTCCGGCTTGGCCTTGGTCGCCTGTTTGGCACCAAAGAGTTCGCGAATCTGTGCGTCAGCCTCTTCGATCCCAATGAGCGAATCCATGATCCCTGTCAGGCCACCCGCGGCCTTGGCCTTCTCCATCCACCAGGCTGCGCTGCCCGCGGCCGGAGTGATGTTCATCGGCGTGTTGCTATGCACCTTGCGGTACTTGGCTTCGAGGTACTTGAACAGGGCGCCTGCGTTTCCAAACGAATCACGAAGCAGATTGACCGAATCGGATGTCTCCCATCCGGGGATGTTCTCGGCGTTCATATTGACCGCTGTCGCCTGCATGTCGCGCGCGAAGTTGAACAGGGAGAAGACAGGGTTGTAGCCGGTCGCCGTGGCGATGATCCACCTCGAGGCAATCGCCGGCACCGCAAACATGGCGCCCAGCTTCGCCGTGTCCATATCCTTGAAGTTGCGGTACATCTCGACCGCATCCTCGGACTGCTCGTTGAACACGACGGCCCGGTTCTCGCCATTCACCGGTACGATCACCACGTTGTCGCGGGCGATGTAGTTCGGGTTCTGGATGATCTGCACACGCTCCTTCGGGCCAAGGGATTCGACCACCTTGGGACCGTTCTGGTTGTTGGTGTTCGCCGCCAGATAGGCGTCAGCCGAATTCTGGTTGTATATCTCGAGTGGGACACCGCCGCTGTTCAGCAGGTACTGCCCATTGATGTCCTTGAAGCGATAGACATTCACCGTCTTGACCGTGCGGATGTTGGGGTAGGTATCCACCTTCCACATCGGATACCACTTGCCATCTCCGGCTTTGAACATCGGCGTGTTCTTGGTCGCCAGGTTCAACAGTGCTTGGCCGATACGAGCAGCCTCACCACGATTCACGATACGCTGCCCCAGGAGGCGCGTGCTGGCGAGAATCGGTTGGATGGCTGCCTCACTACCCATGAACCTTTGCGTGGCGCCAGCGCGCGCGGAAGCGCCCTGGGAGCCGGTAGAGAAAGTGCTCACCAGGTCCAGGTCACGATTGAACGGGGCGTAGTTCGGGAACACGTTCTGCCATGCGTTGATCGTGTCCTGGTCCTCGAGGCCGCGCTCGACAGCGTACTGCTGCAAACCGGCGATCATCTTGTTGTAGAGCCTGCCCGCTTCCTTGAGCGCTGCACCATCCGGACCCGATTCCAGCTTGGCCAGTTCGACACGCGCGACGCTCGTCAGGATTCCGCTGCCCGGCTTGTCGGTCAGGTTGAAGCCCTTCTGCAAGGTCTCGTTCCACGGATTGATCTTGGCCGCCTGGAAGTTCGCCTCTTCGGCGTGCCGGTACTTCAGATAGCTGTCCAGCTTTGCCAGGTGATCTTTCACCCCTGCGTTGAAGAGGTAGTTTTCGATCTCTGCCAAGGGGTCTTTTACCAGCGTTTCGAGGTTGCTCTGCACCAGGCCGCGCGTGCGTGTGAGCGCGCCGATGACATCCATCGCAACATCCTCGGCTTTGATACCCAGCGACTGCACGATCCGACCCAAGGTGACGTGTTGATCCTGGATGCGCAGGCGCACAGTCTTGCTGACCCGCTCGAGAATGCTGTGCGCCTTGCCGGCGGCAATGCGAACCTCGTTCGGGTGGGCCGGGCTCACCGGCTGGTGCATGACTACCTGCTGGTCTGCTGCGGAGATGGGGGTGTCGGCGTCTTGAGTTTCAACAGGGCCGCTCATCTTCGTCCCATCGAGCAGGACGAACTGGGTGGGATCGAACGCACCCCACTCCTTCGCCTTCGGCCCGTAGAGCATGTTGCCGTCGGGCGACCGCTGGCCGATCGCCTCTTGCTGGGCGAGCTTGGCTACCTCGTTCGCTTCCGTTTCGGTCAGCGGGCGATCGAGTTCGGCGACCAGGGTGTTCTCGGTGATCTCCTTGCCTTCATGTGTGTAAGTGCTCGCTACCACGTTTGAGCGCAGAATCTTGGCACCTGTGCGCTCAATGATCATCCTTGCGGTCGATGGATTGATCTTCATCGTGCGCGCGCCGGCGCCAACATCCAGGCCCACGTTCAGCAGCGGCGCCTCCGGATTGTCGGCAAGCGCCCGGTTGGCGACAGGGGTGGCCGGCCCGGCTTCTTCCTCGCTGAGAACAGGGATGGGATCGGTGCCGAACATCACCACCGCCAACTGCTGACCGAACGGCATGGAGTAGCCGCTATACCCGGCATCGAGCACGGCGGATTCGAAGGCGTTCAGGTACTCGTCGCCGGTGATCGTGTTCGGAATGCTCTTGGCGATGCTGCTGTCTTCGTGCGCCGGATAGACGTTGGTCAGGTTCGCCAGGTGCTTCACACCACCGACACCGCTTTCTGGACGAATCCCCTTCCCGGCGTCAGCGTAGAAATGGACCCGGTTGCGCAGGCGCGGATCATCGGATTCTGCGATGCGGGTCCGCTCGGCACCCTTGTAGCCGGTGCCGTATTTCGAGCCAAGCAGTTCGCTGCGCTTCTGGTGCGAGTAGTGCTCCCCGCGGATGCGGATCGGGGGAACAGACTCCCTGTCCGAGACCATCATCGCATCGAACCTGGCCTCGGCAGGGATCACACCCAGATTTTCCACCATGGTGTCGCGCTTGGCACGCTGTTCCATGCGCAGGGCCGCGATCTGGCGGTTGATCTCGCCGCGCCGACCATTGCTGGTCATCGGCGAAGCATGTTCTTCGAGCAGGGTTTTGATCTTGGCATCGATCTCGTCGGCCAGCAGGGAACGCAGCACCTCGCGCGCCGCCGCACGGTCTTCCGGGCTGTTCTTCGGATCGTTCAGGAATTCCCGGACTGCCTGGATTTCATCCTGAAGCTGGGTCTTCTGCTCATCAGTCCTGTCGAAGAACCACCCCTCGCGATTCCGCCCCATCTTGGCGCCGGCGTCGATCAGCGTGGGATCGACATCCGCGTGCTGGTTGTTCTCGATGTCATCCAGGACAAGCTGGGACATCAGGGCGAACGCCATCGACGTGCCGCTTCCACCCTTGCGCCCGGCTTCGATGTCGGAATCAGTGTTGCCGCCAATAGCGTTCGCCTTGCGCATCCGAGTCTCGAGTTCGTCGAAGCTGATCCGCTGACCCTTCGGCACACCGTCCGGATGATTCGGTTCGAACTTGGCGATGAAGCCACCACCGTCCGGAAGCGGCGCCAGGTTGTCGAAGACGCGCCCGTTCGACACGATGATCTTCGATGCGCGACCGCGGTTGCCCGGGCGATTCACCAGCATGTTGTGGGTATGGCGCAGGATGTTGGCGCCGACCCGCTCCTGGTCCCGCAGGTGCGGCCAAAGTTCAGTGTCCATCCCGTAGGCACTGGCCGCGCCGCCGGAATTGATCGGGCTCAACACGTTCGGATTCTTGAGCCGCATGGTGGCGGCAACGGTCTGCCAGGGGCGACGCACATTGTTGTTCGTCAGCAGGGTGTCCGCGGTCGGCAGGTCGAAACCGTGAGCATTGGCGATGTCTGCGAACAACCGGTAGGAGATGTCGCCGCTACCCTCGTACCCTTCCAGGCCGGAGGCGTGGATTTCGTTCTGTTTCGAATAGGGATTGAAGTCCATCGAGGCCTCACCAGCTTCGCTCGTGGTCGCCAGATAGGGGTTTTCCCCACGGAAGTCACGGCCGCGCCCACGGATAAACAGCTTGATCTCGGGTTTGCCTTGGCCGTTGCGTTGCTCGCGCAGGGAAACGATCACCCGGTTGGCCGGACTATCCTTCGGCTCTGGGAACTTGTGCTCCTTCGCCCACTCCTTCGCCTTCTCGAACATGGCGTCGTTGTAGGCAGTGACCAGCTTCGAGTAGTCCTCGTTGGTGCTTTCCTTCCCGCGCAGGATGTTCTTCGAATCGACGTTGATCTTGAACTGCCCATCCGACTCGAAGACGGTTTGCCAGAACGAAGCCAACTTGGTCAGCGCGCCGCTCATGTAGGCGCCCTTGAGCCTGGTCTTGAAGTCGTAGATCGGATGGCGCCCACCCTTGGCATAGCTGGGCTCGGGATCGCTTTCACGCTTGTTGCGATCATCCAGGCCCGCCGCAAGGATGTCGTTGTTCATCAGATCGTTCAGATGATTCCCGAGAGCGACGCGCGCGGCGGTAATGTCGTTGTAGTCGAGCATCGCCCGGGCCAGATCGGAACGGGCCGCGTTGCCGGCGGCGCGGGAGATGAGGTTCAGTTCCTGTTCGGACTGGTTGATCATGCGACCAATCGTGATGTGACCGCCGGCAGCAAACAGCCTGTCAGCCGCGTCGAACGCACGCCGCTCGTACTCCGGAACCGGATTCAGGCTGAAATCGCCCATCGTTTCGCCGTTGTCCGTCGGGATCGTGAAGTCGTCTTCATCGATCCCTAGGACCTCGTTCATCGAAGCGGTCGCGTCCGCTTCGTCGAGCAGGGTGATGTGGTCGTTGATCACGTCGAAGGCGTCATCGAACCCAGCTTCATGCCGGGCAATCACGGCGTCGAGCAAGCGGGCTGAATCCGGATCGGTGATGCGTGTGCGCGCATTGTATAGTTCGGCAAGAGACATCACACCGAACATTTCATTGACCGCGATCAGGTCATCGACGGCGGTCGGATCATTGGACTTGAAGAAGTCGGCGACAATGCTTTGCAGCAGGTCGCGCGTGGCCATGTCGCCCATGTGCTCGGCGTCTGAAACACTGGTCTGGGCTGCCGGCTTGATTGCCTTGGCGGACAACGCCTTGCCAATCTTCGTGCTCCGCTTTGAAATCTCCTGGACCGTGGCCAGCGCCTGACCGAGCATTTGCAGATCGATGTCCGGATCGCCAAGGAGGTCGCGCATCCAGCCGACGAACTTGTCCCAACCGTTTTTGGCTTTGGTGGCTGGCACCGTCATCAGGAAATCCTGGAACTGAGGATTGGCTTGCGCCTCGGCCAGGAACTCGTTGTTATCCGTCAGGCCGCGCGGCAAATCGGAAGTGGTTCCGCCGGTAGCGAACCAGTGCTTCCTGCCTTCAACACGCATCCGGGTCAGTTCCACATAAAGCGGATCGGCTACCGATGCGGTCAGCGTCCAACTCAACGTCAGCGCATGGGTGATTTCGTGAAGCGTAGTCAGTTCGTCAGCAAGACCCTTGACGTTCTCGACGCCGGTGATTTCACCCGATCCCTTCATTGCCCGGGTCAGTCCGCGCTCACCGCTTTGCGATGGTCTCTTAAGGTTGGTGTAAGGGAGATCGAGTGCCGGATTCCCTGCGCCGAAGCGTTTCAAGGCAGCCGCCAACTTGCCGATCCGCGGATCGGCATTGGCAGCCAAGTAGTCCAGCATCTCACCTACGGTGCTGCCTTTTTCGATCTGGGCCTGAACACCTTCGGTCCTGGTGGGTGGAATCTTCTCTTTCAGGTCGGCAAGGAATTCGTTCCATTGTTTCTGGGTGAAACCCACCGCCTTCAAAACACGCGGGATCGCCTTCTCGTGCGTCAGCGTTGTACGCGCGAAACCGATCGCGGGAATGAACGAGCCTGAGAAATCATGCGAGAAGAAGAGTTTCTGCACACTTTCCGGAAGCAAATGGAATGCCCCACCCAAAGCGTTGCGCATCTCGAAGAGATGCTTTGGTTCCGATCCCTGGGCGGCGGCCGGCTCCGGCGTAGTCTGGGAGGCGGCTGGGGCCGACCATACAGGCTCAACATTGAATGGTTGGCCGGAGACCTTGTTGCCAGCCTTGATCTTCGCAGCGACCTTCTCACCGTGCGCGCGCACGTCGGCCTCGGTCATCCCGGTGGCCTGGGTTACGAAGGAAACGTACCGCGCATCGTTCTTGGATTTCTTGGCGCCGTTGCGTGCGATGTAGGCGGCCTTGTCGATGTCGCTTCCGAAGGTCAGTTGCGTGGTGCCATAGGTCGGCTTCGCTCCGGACAGTTCCGGCGGCAAGCTGTTCAGCCTCCCACCCTCGAGCGGCAAGGTGGATTGTGCCGGCGTGGTCTGGGCGCCAGGGGCGGCGGTGGCCGGCGTGGTCTGGGAGGCAACGCTCGCACGTTGCGCCAACACGGCGGTGGCAAGCGCCCTGATCTCGGGCGAAGGACCACCCATTGCAGCCAATTTGAGGACGGATTGGTTCTGCGAATTGACAATCGAATTGACAACTGCACCGTCCGCGCCGGCGGCCAGAGCGGCGGTGGCCGCAACGCTGACCTCATCCTCACCCTGGAAGGAGATGGGTTCTTCGGTCTGGGTGGCGGGGGCGGCAGCGGCCGGCGTAGTCTGGGCGGCGGGGGCGGCAGCGGCCGGCGTGGTCTGGGAGGCAGCGGTCGGCGTGGTCTGGGCGGCAGCGGCCGGCGTGGTCTGGGCGGCAGCGGTCGGCGTGGTCTGGGCGGCAGCGGCCGGCGTGGTCTGGGCGGCAGCGGTAGCAGCGGCCTCAGCACCCAACCTCAAGATGGAACTTGCTTCATTCGCCTTGTTGAAAGCCTCCGTGGCTTCTTCAACGGAAGTTGCACCAAGCACCTGCTGTGCCGAAGCGACGGCAGCTTGATCCGCGGCGTCGTTGCGTTGGGGCCTGGTCGTCAGCGCGGCAACGTAAGCCGAGTAGGCGCTGACAAAGTTCTCTTCAGCCTTCGGGTCTTGGGGATTGGCGTCTCTTTCAGCCTTGGCATCCATGAGCGTTTTGCCAAGGCCGGCGACCAAGGTGTTGTGCTGCTGGATTTGCTCATCGCTTTCGTAGGGCTTGTTCAGGATACGGTTGTATCCACCACCAACACCACCCATGACAGCGCCGGCAACGAGACCCTGGGCAGCAGCGTTGCCAACCCCCTCGGTAATCGGCTTACCTTCGGCGAAGTTCTGCCACATCTGTTCCTGGATGGATTGTGGCAATTCCTCGAACACACCTTCGGATATTCCACCGGCAACGAGTTGCTTGGCGAAACCCTTGGTCGTCTGCTGGGCCATCCCCGTGGCCAAGATGGTGTCGATGTCACCAATTTTCAGTGCGCTTGCCAGCTTTCCGCCGACGAAACCAAGCAGCCCCGTACCGACACCGCTGGCCGCGGCAATTCCTGCAAGCTCCGGGGTGAGCCGCTTATCTTCCGTGCCTCCGCGGAACTGCTCCGCGGCCGAACCGGCACCGATGGCACCTTCTCCAATTGCTCCAGCCAGGACACCGCCGACCTTCGGCAAAACACCGAGCAGGCCGCGCGCAATGCCGGCACCGCCGATCATCTGGGGAAGCGACTCCCCGATCGTCGTCGCGGCAACACTTGGATTTTCGTAGATGGCCTTGAGGGTTTCCGTGAATCCTTTGGCCGAATTCACCTTGGCGTTGGCGGCTTTCTGCGCATCGGACAGGTGCTCGTTGAGCATTTCCTTGGCTTCGCGCGGACGGAATCCAAGCTCTTCGGCCGTGTTCGCCAGTTGGAGAAAACCACCTGTGGCAACGTCGGCCAAACCAAGAGCGGCTTCAGGGAGACCGATCGCCCCCTTGAGTGCGGTGATCGCCACATCGCCAGCAACATCACCCGCGGAACGGGTGAGCTTTGTTTCAGGTTCGACAATGGGTTCGAAGCCGCCGGTGCCGAAGCCGAAAGGATCGCTCGGAACCTTTGATTCAATCGGCGATTCGAAACCGCCGCTTTCAAAACCAAAAGGATTGGCGGATTTAGGTTGGTCGTCTTTGCGGCCCATGTCGATCTCCTTGGAAAACGGAGATCATTGTATCCTACTTTTTGTCGTTGGATTCAGGTGGGGGATTTTTACTTGCCCATTCCGAAGCTGACTTTTGCAGGGCCACGGACCAACTGACCGGCTTCTTGCCGACAGCCTGCTGGGAATAATAGGTGCGCGCGTTGGCACTGATCTGAGCCATGGCATCAACACGATCGAGGCGATCCTTCATCCCGTAGGTGGTTTCCAGAGTCGAATCCACCTTGCGCAGAACCGGATAACCAGACGTGTCCTGCATGTCTTCGCCCGTGGCCTTGTCCTTGAACTTGAGCGTGCCAAGGTTTGCCATGTCGGTGCGATGTTCCTTGTCCTGCTTGGCCTTCAACTCTTCCCGCTTCAGGTCGAGACTGGCCAACCGATCCTCGCGCGCAGCAGCCATGTTGGCCGCGGATTGCGCACGACTGGCGGCAGCGTTCGCCATTTGAACATCAAGCTGTCTGTCGGCACGCACATCGTCGCGCAACGCCTTCGCAGCGTCAGTCTGGTTCTTGGCCAAGGCTTCTTCACCACTGGCGCTGAGTTGCGACGCCATCCACTCATGGAACGCAGGTGTTCCCTTCTTGAGCTTCGGACCTTCAGGGTCTTCTGTGGCCGCCCACTCGAGCGCGCCGACAGTGGTAGCATCTTTTTCGCGCTTCTGCAAATCGACCTTTTCCTTCAGAGCTTGAACCCGCTCTTCGCGCGCACTGGTGAGTTCGTCCTGGTAGCTGGCCAAGTCTTTCTGGCGAGCCAGGGTGCGCTCGTCATCGCGAACCTTCGCTTCTTCAAGAAGCCCGCTTCTGGCCCACTCTTGAGCCGTGTCCCCGACAGCCCTGCCGACGGCACCCAGAATTCCAGTCAGAGACCAGCCCATAATTACATCCTCCGCTTGTCCTGCTCGGCCGCAAACCCGGCGTTGAATTCAGCTTCTTCTCCGGCCGGACCTTCAGCAGCATCCTGAACAGGGGTTTCGGCTTCAGCCGCTTCCATGTCAGCCTGCTCGCGTTCCTCGACGCCGCCGACCAGCTTCTGCTTGGTCTCTTCGTCGAGATCGAGATCGCCCATCAGCTTGTCGATGGTCTTATCGACTTCCTCTTCCGGGACACCGTATGCCGCGAAGATGGAATACACCATCAACTCCATGCCGTCGGACAGGTCCTTCTCGGTGACTTCCATCCCGACTTCGAACAGATAGTCGGCCGCCTCGAACATGAGCGTGACGCCTACAGGTACAAGGATGTCCTTGGGGATGGTGCCGTTGCCCTGGTTGTCCATCATCACCACCAGGTTAGCCACACCCTCGCCCAGCTTGTTCGCCATGGGAACCTCGTCGTCGAGGATGATCCCCTGGATTGCTTCGGCCGTTTCCGGTGCGTACATCATCTTCTTGCCGGCAACGACGACACGTTGGTAAGCGTCGCGCATTTGCGGCGGCATGATCTTGACCATGTTCGCGAGTTCGTCTTCGTGCGCCTTGACGAGCGGGCTTGTGGTCTCCGGATTCGGGGGCGGCAACTGCTGTCCGCCGGCGGCCGGCGCCGGCCCGCCAGGGGCGACAGGGGCGACAGGGGCACCAGGAGGTTGAGCATTTTGCATGGAGTCTTGAAGGATAGGCATGGCGATTCCTTAGCGCTGGGGCGCCCACTGGTTACTGGTCGTGGCGTAATTCTGCCCGCTCATCGAAACAGGTGCCGCCGCGGGCTGGAACATGATCTGGTACGGGACACCCCGGGCCACCGCATCGGCCACCTTGGCATCACGGTTCGGATCGCTTGCAGAGATCATCATCACCTGGGTGTTGGCATTCCTGCGTTGCTGTTCTTCGGCGGCCTGTTTGGCGCGCAGAGCCTCGGCCGAAGCGTTCGTCTCGTTCGTCTTGGCCGTCAGATAGGCGTCGTTCGCTTCCGTGCTGCCGCTTCCGCCGGCCGCCGCTGCCCTGTCGGCGGCAGTAGCCTGGTTGCCAAGGTTGCTCAGGAGCTTGCCGCCCATTTCGACCAGGGTCTTGTTCTTGTCCATCCAGGTGCCGGCTTTGTTGAGGAAACCACCTTCCTCGACCGTCGGTGAAGCGCTTTGATTGACAGCGCTGGCAGAGAAATCCTTACCAGTGTAAGCCGCCACATCGTTTGCCGGTACGGTCAAGGCGCTGCTCGGCGCGTTGATGGATTCGGAAAGAAGGCCGCCTTGTCCAGCACCGGTGAAATTCCCCGACGCTTGAGCGGCGCCACCGCCGAGATCGGAGACGTTTGCAGAAGCCAGCTTATCGACGCTCAGGGCGCCTGCGTTCATCCCTTCGGCGCTTGCACCGAACGCTTCCGATGTGGAAGCTGCCCCCAACTTGCCGGTAAGTTGTTCAGAGGCACCTTGCAAGGCACCCTCGGCAACTGGTTCTGCCGCAACAGTGCCGGGCACTGCTTCGCCGGCAACCGAAGAAGCTGTGCTGAACGAACTCAGGGCCAACGAACCCAGACCACCAGCCAAGGCCAGCACACCACCGATCTTCATCAGCTTCTTGTTACCTGTGACTGCACCAACGCCGGTCATCACACCGCCGGCGGCCATGGCGCCAGCGGCAATGCCGGCGCCTACACTGGCCGTGCCTGCGATGGCACCAGCTATGATGGGGGCGGCGGCTCCGACCGTGGCAATGGCAGCGACGACACCGATGATCGCCCCGATCGCTTTCGACTTCAGGTATTCCCCATAGGGGGCGCCTGACATGGGATCGCCGACCGGCATCTCGCTGAAGCGCTGGTTGTAGTAGCGCAGATTTTGACGTAGTTCGAAGGTGTTCATCAGTGCGACCTCGGATATTTGATCTCGTTCAGGATGAAGGTGCGAAGCCCCTGCATTGTAGTGCCAAGTGGCTCGAAACCCAAATGGGTGATGAAGGTGTCGCTTTCATCGTCGGCAACCTTGGTGACCAGGAACTTCTCCTTGTCCAGGATGGGTTGCAGAAACTCCTTGATCCGGTCGGATGTGACGTGCGCTTTGCGACGAAAACGCCGGTACGCCGCAAAATGCACTTCCTTGTTCTGCTTGATCAGCGTCGCCATGTGTCCGTGCTTCGGATCGATGTAGGGAATCACCTCGTATGGTGCCAGCAACTCAACCGCCTCGTCCAGCGAACAACCACAATCCTCGACCATGTGCTCGAGCCAAGGCCCGCGATCCCCGGTGTAGTGGGTTGCGCGGGCCTGGTAGGTGCGAACGTCGGCCGGGATGTGCATGGCTAGAAGGTAACGAGGCCGGTGATACCGTTCATGTTCTGAAGCATGGTCATGCCAGTGCGCAGGTAGGTAAGCTGGTTCTGGATGGCCGTGCTCTTGGTGGCAGCGTCCATGTCTTTGTTGGTCTGGATGTCGGACAGATTCTTCAGCATCTGCTCATACATCCCGGAAGCGCTGGAATTGGCTTGCATCAAGGTCTTGTAGTTCGCCTCGATGTTCATCAAGGACTCCTTGTTGTTGGCATCGAGCGTCTTCATCACCGCTTCGTTTTGCTGCCCCAGGTTCCATGTGCTCATGGCGTTACCCTGCTGGGCGTTGAATTCGCCGGTGCGCTGCTGGTTGGCCTGGTTCTGCATCAGTGCCTGGTTCGTCGCTTGGGCGTTGAACTGGCTTGCCTGGTTCAAAGCATTCACGTCACCCTGGGCAAGCTGGGTCGCGTTCTGAAGCACGGCGTTCTGCGCAGCCTGAATACCCATGCTTGAGTTCAGAAGTCCGCGCTGGGCCGCCATGGAGTTTCCGATGGTGGCCGCCTGCTGCATCAAGGGGCCGCCCTGGCCAACGATGTTGCTGGCCTGGCCGGAAACCGTGGTCGCGTTTGCCTGGGCAAGCTGATTGGGATCGAGCGTCGCCGCGCCAGCCACTTGCTGTGTGGCCTGACCAAGGATGGGTGCTGTGATCGGCATGGTCTTTTCCTGCTACATTTAGGTGTTCAGTTTCGATTCGATGTTTTTGTAGGGATTCACCCGTGCTACAACACCAACCAATCTATCACGGATATTCGATTCCGCTGTCAAATTCCCTAACCCCATTTGAAGTTTGTGCCCGAACGCTCCGTAGAAAACCCGTTTCGGATTGAACCACCAGGGGTATGAAAACATCAAGGCATAGACGTGTTTTCCGGTAGTTTTGTGGGTGGCCAAAATGAATTGCCACCCGTGCTTGGTTTCTGAAACCTCCTGCACACCACCGAGCAGTTTGTACCTGTAATCCTTGGCGTCGATGCCGAGAACAAAGCGGCCAAAATAGTTGGCTGGATTTCGTACCGCTAACCATAGCCACATGGAAAAGAAGCTCGATGCCGGCAGACCATACTTCTCGATCGTGATTCTGTTCCAGTCGCCGTGTGAATCTCCAAGGGCGCCGTCGAACGGGTTATCCCAAAACAGGAAGAAGGGTTTCAACCTTCTCAACACCCACACCCCATCCGATTCGATGAAACGGGTTGCTGTTTGAGGGATGTCCCTGGTTCCAGCGAGCAAAGCCACGGCGACCATCGGAAGGCCGACAAGGGACATGAAGAAGGTGGCGACGAAGCAAAGCAACGTCTTGAAAACGAAAGCCGGGGTGTGGTAAAGCAAGGTTTTCACTGCCGCCCCTTTCCGCCCATTCCACCCATTCCACCCATTCCACCCATCCCCTGCATGGCGCCGTGCATGTTCGCAACCTGCACCTCGAGCCGTGATGTTTTCTCGGTGATGGCCGCCAACCTATCACCCTGGTTCCGCATGTACTCCCTGACCTCTTGCCGAAATTCAGCACTGGCAGCGGACTCGCGTTTCAGATCGTTGGCTGTACGATCGGTTTGAACGTATGTGGCAGCCATCGCAGACAGGACACCGACTATGATCGAGGTTGCGATGGCCGACGTATTGATCTGGGTTTGTTGCGTTGCACCATAGAAGGCGAACGAGGCGAACGATTCCTTGGCGTGATCGACAATCCGGAAAAACCAGTCAAAATGTTGGGAGGGTTCGATCATTACTGTGCCTCAATTTTTTCGATGTAGCCTTGTAGGTAGTTGGCTGTTACTGTGGTTTCCGCGCAGTCCTGCGCAACTCTGGCGGGAGAAGGTATTGCGTCGGGGTCGGTTCCAGCATTGACGGGTCGATCTTGGGCGGGCGCGGACACTCCACTGCCACCGGAACTTCCACCGGTTGCGACGCGCAGCCGCTCACGGCCAGCGTCACTGCGCACAGTAGCAAGGGCAGCAGCCCAACCGGTATGAGTCTGCTCGACGATGATTGCATTTTGTACCTCCGTGGCTTTAGCTTTGGCCTCGGCAAGCTCGCCGGCCGATTTCGTGAGGGAGACGAACGCCTTATGGTTAGCGGCGCAGGTTTCCAGTTCCGCTTTGAATTGGTTGGCGCGTGCATTCGCGATGAACAATGTCACCAGAGACACCCCGAGAGCCACAACCAGTGCCAGAATCAAGGTCCGAGCCGGAGTCATCACACGCTTCCGATCTCGATGTGTTCAACGTCGCTCGGATCAAGAGCGGCACCCAGGCTGCGCTCCGCCTGCTGCACCGCACTGGCGGCGCACTTGAGCATGGCGACAGTGACCCATGAGGCGTGGGGCTCACCCATGTCAAGGCTCTTGCGTTCAGCCGCGATCAAGCCAGCAATTCTCCGATCGCAATCGCGAAGCGTTCCTATTTCGGATGAGACGATGGAGCGGCGGATGGTATTCACTTAGGTTCATCTCCGAGACAGGTGGCAACCTCTTCACCACGACGATTTACCAGCCCCTTGAGAACACGCAGGGGTCTGGTCGGATGATAACACTTCTGCCCTGGTTTGGCACGTGTGGCTTGGGTCGCCGGGCCGCAAACGTACTGGCCCATCACCCGGCACGCTTCCGCGTACTGGCCGGCGCGAACCTTGGCCGGGATTGAAGAGTTGCAGAAGTTCGCTGGCCCGACGTTGTAGGCGAATGACACATAGGCGTCCCACTCGTGCTGGTAGAGTTGTGCATCATCGCCGAGACATTTCCGCATTTTTGTCTCGTCCTTGGCGACGTGCGCAACGGAGAGACGGACAGCCTTGGGTGGAGTGATGACCTCCCCCATGCGAACCGGGGTGCCGTCTTCATGGACAGTGGAGCCGAAGCCGAGCGTCGGGACATCGCCGGGAACTGGAATGATCGCGGTGTTGGACCAGTCCTCATGCAGCACAATGCCAGCGAGGCCGACGGCGGACAGGGAGAGTGCGGCAACTATACTTCGTGCGTACTTGGGTTGGATCATTGCGGTGTTACCTTCTTCTGCGCGACGTTGCCGCCAACATAGACCGTCAGGGCCAGCGACACGACCGTGACCCACATCCCACCATCAACCAGATCAAACCAGCGCAGCCACGTACCGAGCAGGACGACCAGCAGCGTCAGGAGGAACTTGCGAGAAAGATAGGCGGGGTTCATTGTTCGACACGATCGACAGGTGCAGGGGTTTGCGAATGCTGGACGATGAGGTTAGCCAGTTCTGCCAAATCCTCGCTATTCATGTCAATCGGAGTGCCTTTGCTCAATCCGTTTTGCGCGACTAGCCGGGCACCTGCGGAAAGACCATTGATCGTGAAAACAACGACGAGGATAGTTACCGACGGGGTGCCGTTCAGGAACACGACCGAGATGGTTTCCATGCCGGCCAGGACCATCGTGATGTAGTTGCCCCACATCGACCATGCCTTCTTGGCTACATTTTTCCAGTTGGGGAGAAGTTCGAAGTTAAGCATCAGGTGACCCTGACTTTGACTGTATCGGACGAATTGTAAAGCCCTCCGACTGGAACATCACCTTCCTCGGTGACGAAATAGCCGGGGAATCCATATACCTCCGCCGGGGTTATGGAAAGACCGAGTTGGGCCTTGATTGCGCGAAGTATAGACATCAGTCAGCCCTCACCAAGCAGGCTGAGAAAATTCCGCTGAGAATCGAGAATCCGGCAACAGAGTTACCGCCAAGTGCCGACAGGTAATCAGTCGTGCCGTTCATCCTGATAAGCGCAGAGATTACAGCCCTTGCCCCGCCGCCGATAGCGGCGGGCACTCCGGGCACATACACCGGAACCGCACTGCTTCCATTCAGGCCAATCGCCAAGAACATCCAGTTGTCGTTGAGGTTATTCACGGCTGACAGGTTGACCTGATACAGACCGGCTACCTGCGGCGTGAAGCGGTTGGATGCGAACTGATTCAGCGGGTCGAATGCCTCAGTGCAAATAAGCTGTGCAAGGGAAGTACCGACCGCCTGTGTCGGAATGGTTGCCGTGAATGCCGGAACTGGCTTCTGCCCACCACCAACAGATGTCCAGTTAGTTCCGTTCCAACCCTCCCATTCAGTAAGGGTGGTTGAAAAACGCAGGCCACCAACTGTCGGTGATGCGTCCCGCTGCGCAGTCGTGCCTGCCGGCAACATGGCGCTTCCAGTGCTGCTGGTCTTCTTGACGTTCAAGGCATCCTTGGCGTTGATGTCGGCAGTGATCAGAGCATCGGCCGCCGTCACGAATGCCGTGGTGGCGATACTGGTGTCGTTATCCCCTGGAGATGGGGTCGGTGCCGTCGGATTGCCGGTGAAAGCCGGGCTTGCCAGCGGCGCGCGCGTAGTGTCGGTCGGATGAACATGGTCACCGCGGGAGGCTTCAGCGTTTGTGCCAGCACTCCCGACACCGTTCATCTCCGGGATGCCGTCGTCCGGAAGCATACCAGCAGGGGGAAGGGCAGCAATCGTGCTCTGCACCCACGCCGTCGTGGCAATCTTGGTGCTAGTGTCCTGGGCGGCCGGAGTGGGGGCGGTCGGCGTACCGGTGAAAGCCGGGCTTGCCAGAGGGGCCTTCTCCGTGTCGAGTTCGGCAATCGCCGTCTGCACGTTAGTGGCAGCGACACCGCCGGCGGGTGTGAAGCTGGTTCCCGCAGCCGTGGCGGCGCTGGTCGGCGCCCGACTGGTGTCGGTAGGATGGACGTGATCTTTCCTGGAAACGAGGAAGCTACCAGGTGTGCCGGCGCTGGCCACACCATCCATGAGCGGCAAGTCATCGCTCGGAGTGCAGGCTCCGATGGCGTCCAGGGTGTTGGCGACGAAGTAGGTTGTGGCAACCCTGGCGCTAGCGTCACCAATACCAGGTGTGGGGGCGGTCGGCGTGCCGGTAAAAGAGGGACTGTTGATGTTGGCCTTGAGGTCAATCCCTAAACTGGCTTGTGCGCCGGTGACATCGGATGCGCCCGTGCCACCCTTGGAGACAGGAACAACGCTGCCGAAGTTGCTAGGGCTCAGGTTGATCAGGTTCGAACCGTCGATCGCACCAAACAGGTTCGGGCCAACCATGACCGGCACCTCGCCGGCTCCAGGGGTAGTGTTGGCGTTCTTCGTCGCGGCCGTGCCGAATCCAGGGAAGGTGTTATCGTCCCAGGCGATCGTCTTATTGGTGAGCGTCTGGGCACCATCGACGGTGACAATACTATCGACATCGAATCCGGCAGAGATCAGGCGCGTTCCGGTCGGATCAACAGCGATGAGGAATCCGGCATTGTCCGCCAGGGTCGGCAGCTTGTCGAAAGCCGCGGCGATGTTGGCAAACTCACTGCGGATGACAGCAGATGCCCCCGGGCTGTTCGGGGCGGGTACTGAACCGGGTTGGAAGTATTCGTTCGACATTGTGCTGTCTCGCTCAAATGTTGGGCAATTCTATCACCGATTGCCACGCCGTTGTGTGTAATGAAAAATCGCGCTTGGGATGGTGAATTGCTCAACGTAATCTGAATCCACCACGATCATCATTTGCAGGTTCTCACCAGTCCCTTCGAGTTCAACTGACACCACGTCATTCGAGCGTCCATCCCAATAGAAGCTGTCCCAGATGAAGGTATCCCAGAACGACAAAGCGGCGAAAGACATCGACCCTTCTTCAAATGCGTGGGGTAGGATTTGCTCGCTGGCCCACTCGAACGCATATCCAACCTGCATCTCCACGTAGTTGCCACCTTGTAGCTCGAGAACGCAGCGACGGAACCGCTTGCGAATCCTTGGAGACTTCGCCGTGTTGATGTTGGTGTTCAGGTAGGCGTTAATCTGGACACCATCGAAACTGGTCCCGGAATCATTCTGCATCACATAGCCCGTGCTTGTGCCGAACACATGCACAGTCCTGCCGTTTGAATTCTCACCATCGAAGCTGCAAATCACAGGATCGGGAAACAGGACGACACCGTGACCGACGATACCCTGCGGGGTGGCGGTGGTGTAAATACCGAACCCATTGGCATAATAGACCCGGTATTGGCTGTTGGAACGACTCAGGGCCGAGCAGGCAAGCTGCCCAACCAGACTGCTGATGAACGGTTGAATGTTGTAGGTAAGACGCGCAGCATCGAAGTTCCCATAGTTCAGGGATTGTTTCATCATCGTGATGCCGTGGTCGTCGGCCGAGAAGGCGTCGAACAGGTTCTGCAACGTGCGGTCCAAGGCGCCGACACCGACGTTGTAATTGACGAATTTCCAGTCTTGGGCCGACGTGCCGTAGAGAACCCACGTCGAACTACGCGAGGTGACTTCAAGGGCGGCTGTACCCTGATTGCCTGGCAGGATCAGCAGCCCCGTAATCTTGCCGCCGGTGCCGATCTCCCCAGCCCCATTGACAACTTCAAAGTTGTAGGGGTTTCCGATAGCGGAATGCAATAGTGAGCTTTCAACAGCCAGGAAGAGGTGGTTCGAATGCACAAGCGCATAGCTCGGTTTACTCTGTGTCGCCACAAGGATTGGCACATACACCGTGCCGTCGAATTCAAAGGCGTCATTCACCCCGTCGGCGCCATAGACACGCTCGTTGTCGTAATAGCCACTGAAGTTGCCGATGGTGAAGTTGTACTTGCCACCCGGACTTAGGGTGATTGGAACTTCCGCACCGGAGAGGGTGACCACCACCGTCCCAACAGAAGCCGCACCTGCTGCAAAACTATCATCACTGACACCACTGAGAACGAAATATCCAGTATTGACTCCTGATTGAACATCACCAGAGGTGATGATCCACCGCTCAATCGTAGCTGAAGCAGGTGCTTGGGTTAGCGTGTCACCTTCGGAGATTTCATCCTGCAAATTGGTAAATTGGATGGTCCAGCCGAGATCGACCTTTTCCCACCCTGTCGGGGTGCTGCGATAGATGTCTTCGGCGTCGGCGTCTTCGTTGTCCCGAAAACCGAACACCTGATCCTTGAAGTAGAGCACGCCACGGATCGGGCCGGAGCCGGTCACCGGCTGGATGTCGGCACGGTAAATGTTGGCCGCAGCCGCCTTGATGATCGCATTCTGCTTGATCGTCAGTTGAGTATGGACATCTGTCGCCGTGCCGATGACTCCAGCACCAATGTTGATGTCACCAGGAACAAACAGCGAGATATCCATCAGTCACCCTCGATAATGGAAAGTTTGGTGATCACGATGTAAGTCCCGAACGGGTCGATGTAACAGACTGTTCCCTGAAGATTGCCGAAGGTGCCGACCGAACCGACAGGCGGAAGGGGTTCCCCGGGATTCATCGTCACGTCGATGGCGATGAACTCCGCGCTGCTCGGAGCAGGTTGGCCATCAATGCGCTCGTACCCTGGAATGCGATAGTACCCACCCTGCGAGCGGCAGGCGAAATTGATGCAATCCCGCAATGCCCCTGGTGTCAGATTGTAGGCTGAGGTGATCTGGTCGAAGCCACCTTGAAGCGGCGTGACTTCGTACTGTACCGGTGGGAGCCCTTCGGGTCTCAGCATAGGGGTGGTCCAACCACGATCTGCGGCGCCTGGTCGAGGGTCATGCGCAAGACGATCTCGTTGTAGGCGCTGTCGGCCCGCATGACCACTTCAGGGGCGGATTCGAACATACCGTAGTGGCGCAGCGCACGCCACACAATCGCCATCTGCCAACGCTCAGGGATGACCGGGATGTCTGTGTCAGCTAGCAGGTCCGAAGGAACGGCAAGGTACTGGAACGTCAGCCAATAGGCGGTGTCTGGAACCGGCCCGATCTCGAGGTTGGTTTCCTGATTGACAGCGCAGTTCAGGGGGCGGGATGTGGTGTAACGCCTGGTGCTGAACCGCCAGTAGTCCCGGAACGCCGGCCAGCGCTGACCAATGATGAACGTCTCGTCGCTGCGATCCTCGTTGATCGAGACCCGCACGGTTTCGGTATCCCATTGACCAAGATCGGTGATCCCGAGATCGACCTGGGCATAGGTGCCCTGACCAGGGATCAGTTGCTTATGAACCTCCTTGCGGACGAATCCGAAGGCGAACTGGTCGCTGTTCAGGATTTCACGGTAGGCGCTATTGACCCAATTGATGATCCGCCTGGCTTCGCCGGTCTGGTTTTGGGTGGATGTGATTTGCCCTGAAACACCACCTTCTTGCGCGGTTCTCTGGCAGAGTTGAAGGAAATTCACGGGGTTACCTCAGAAGTAGTCTTCGCGATAGTAGCACAATGAAAACCGGCGCCGCAAGGGCGCCGGGAAAGCTGCCGCAGGAGAACAGCAGGCTTTATTACGTGGCTGAGGACAGGAGGGCTCTCAGCCACGGGGCGCCCCGGGGATTCGGATCGCTGATCACGCTGAATGGGTACTTGAGCGAAGAGGTGCGAACGATCTTGGTCGCCCGCGAGCCATCGGCCTGGGTGTATTCGACCGTCTTGATCGCGTGCTCCTTGCAGGAAGCCAGGATCGCCAGGTATTTCCGACGAACCCTTTGCACCTGCCCGCGGAAAAAGTATTGGGTCACGCCGTTGCAAGCGGTGAATACCGGGTCTTCGGCGTTCTTGTCGGTGGTTTCATGCACCATCACCTCGACGAACTCTTCGTTGAACATCAGTTCGTCGAACTGCTTCTTGTCACCGGCGCCGCCGGAAGGGGCGGAAACCTTGATGATCTCCGGCTCGTCAGGCACATAGACGGAATCGAAGGTGATGTCGCTGGGCTTCGGAACTTCGGTTTCCGGAGAGTCGATGATTTTGGATGTGCGGGGTGCGCCCATGTTGATATGCTCCTGTTGAAAAAGATGGTGAGGCGACAGTCTAGCTCAATTCAGAAAAAACTGTGCAGGTTTTTGGTGGTAGCGTAGGTCACGGCGGTGTCATTCCAACCTTACCTGCGACCCACGTTTCAGTGTCGTCGATTTCCTGCGTCGTGCTGACTGCACCACGGATGATTAGGGAATAGATGCGGCCAAGAAAATAACTAGATGTTCCTGCGCGCGCGCCGACATAGAAAGGTGCGTTTGCTAGATTGCCTGTGTTGCCAGTAACACTGCCGCCAGTAGTGTTCTGCAATACACCATTGATATTTAAAATCGGAACTTCTGTTGCTACAGTCGTTCCATCACCGTTGATAACTCCGGTCAGAACAATCGGAACTTGTCTTTCGGTTGATAATTCTCTCCACGCAATTTCTTGCCCACGCCACC